TAGAGCAACGCATTCGTAACGCGTAGGTCGCCAGTTCAAGTCTGGCTAGCGGCTCATTACAAAAAGAAGCGTAATACATAGATTATTAATGTATTACAATAGTTCATTCTAATGTTGCAGTTATAAAAAAAGACTAACTTTCCCACCCGTGGGAAAGAACATGGTACTAAAAACGGTACTAAAGGCGTCTTTTAAATATAACTAATATGGCAACATTATCATTTATTATTCGCCCAACTTGCCCCACTTCTGAGGGCAAATATCCAATTTATCTTAAAATTACCGCAAAAGGTAAAAAAGCTCTTATAAAAATGGAGTATCAAGTTAACGATATCTGCCAATTTTGTAACGGCAAAGTTACATCAAGGGTAGACGCTACAATGATGAACAAAAAATTATTATTTGAGATAAAGAAATATAAAGAAAGATTATCCTATATTGAAAATGAGGATTGCTACACAGCGTCACAGTTAAAAACAATACTTACACAGCAGGAGAAAGTAGCACCTTCCGTCATTACATTCAATGACTTTATGAGACTTCGCATAGATGAGCTTTCAAAAGAAGGCAGGAAAAGTTATGCAGATATGAATCGGGATACACTAAAGGTTTTTCAATCGGCGGAAGGGGAAATACCAATGGTTATTATGAATCATATAACTATAGAACACTTTGATAAGTGGTTGAAAGCACATAATTACCGAGATGGAGGAAGACAGATGCGTTTATGTCATATAAAGGCAAGAGTTAACGAAGCCATTAAAGATGGGTTATTGCGATGTGAGGTTCATCCGTTCGCTTATACGCGACTTCCAACTCCTGATATCAAAGAGCTTGATATTAGCGTAGAAAGTATAAGAAAGATAGTTAATTGCGACGTCTCGTATAGTAAAAGGTTGTCACTTGCTAAAGATGTTTTTCTACTTTCATTTTACACCGGAGGAACAAACTTTGCCGACCTGGTACAAATAGATTTCTCGAGAGATGAAATTGAATACGATCGCCAAAAGAGCAAAGATCATAAACGTAAAAATAGAACCACGAGAATCGGTATAATACCGGAAGCGCGCCAAATGATTAATAAGTATATGGGTAGAAATGGAATATTAGATTTCGGATACGATTATACACAGAAAAACCTACAGCGTTATATAAATTCATGTTTGAAACTATTGGCAAAAGAATTGAATATAGAAAAAAGCCTAACATATTATTCAGCAAGAAAGACATTTGCTCAATTCGCCTCAGAAATAGGAATTCCCTATCCTATTATAGAATATTGTTTAGGACACTCTATAAAAACAGGGATTACTATCAACTCATACGTAAAAGTTAAACCACAACAGGCAAACATTGCGATATCACGAGTGGTAGAGTACATTAAAAATCCTGATGCATTTAAGGAATATATAAATCTACGTGCACAAATGCAAATGATGGCATTTTCCTAAAAAAACATTCAAAAATTTGCAAAATTGACACCGCCCCGCAATTGAGCCGTTGCGGGGCTTTTTTTTATTCAGTTTTTCCTTCTATCTTCTCTCTAAACTCCCACAGGTGTTCAATTGTAGGATGGAACGTAGGATTCTCCCAATGAGACGAAATTGTGGCTATTGCACTATTAAGATAGATTTCACAATCAAGTATCTTTGTGCACTTGTTAAGTTGATAGGGGGCTTCAGGATATGTCTTATTTTCAAGCATATTCTTTGCCCAAGAGAGCAGTTCTTGTACTGATTCGTAGTCGTAATTATGTGCCATGATTTTTAATTTTCCGGCAAATATAATAAAAATCCCCGATCCATTAAGAACCGGGAAATGTCACTTGTCACTACAAGTAAGCTTCTACTATTATCTTATTCTCAATCCACAGTGTACCATTTATAAACTAAAATATACCTTCTGTTATACTTCCCTATTAAATTGCCTGTGTGAAACATATTTTTTGTAATAATGAAGGGAAAGTTCAGCCCTCCCTTTAAATCTGCTTTATAACATTCTTATTGTTTTCTATCTGAACCGAATTGTATAGTTTCTTTAGAAGGTCACAGGAAACATATTCATTTTCAACCACAGTTTGAGACAAAATGGATGGAAAGTTTAGATACTCCATACGAGATACAGACTCATCATTTATCCCCTCCCGCAATCGTATATCTTTTAATTCAAGGTTATTGAATAGATCAGCACTCAAGTATAATTCTCGTGTCTTGGGAGTTGATAGCGAACTAAATGAATTGAAAAATAGTAGAGTTAGTTCATCTTTTGATAGTTGTGCCCGAAATATCTTTGAGTAATTTTTAGGTGAGTTGAACTCCGAAGCCATTTCCAAAATATAGTAAGCATTCCTAAAATATGTACCAAGTTGATTTTTATATGGAGCAAAACAAGTATTGGCAGCTTTAGTACAGGCTTCAGCTATTGGTTTGAGATTACTCTGTTCTAAATAAATTTTAATCGTACACAGACATAAGTAATCATAAGCATTGGCAGGTATTGGATTCACAATGCTTGCTCCTCCACACTTGCTCCAACTATATTCAGAATAAATATTATCGATAGCAACAACTAAACTACTATACGTCAATAGGTATTGTTCCATTGTTATGCTTTGAGGAACAATTCTCCTTTTGAACTCATCTTTGGAAAAATGCTCTGGAATCCCTCTTCTTATTTCCATATAAAATGTATGGTGCAACTCAAAACAAATCTGCTGGTAAGTTTTTTCATTCGTACAAATTTCATTGCATGAAGTCATCTCCCATTGACATTGTTTATCGTCGTATTTCCAATTATGTCTTCTCACTCTTAAGGAATCCCGGTATGAGATAAATATTCTAAGCAATTCAAAAAAAACTGACCTATCTTCACTATTTAAAAATTGCTGTTTATTCTGTCTCAACGTAAAAAGAACTCCAACAAAAGCTATTAATCCGGTAATCGCTCCTAATAAACTTCCCAACTCCCCCCAGTTAGTCTTTTTGTCCTCAAAATTTCCACCTGTTTGAATAAAATAGAAAAAAACAATAGCTATTATGGACAATATAGAAATAACAATTACCCAAACAAGCCAATCTTTTACATATCTTTTTATTTTAACCATAAATTAAAATCCAATAGTTCAATAAAGAATAATATTGTCAGTTTTCAAATATAATCACTATTTGGATATTAAAAAAGTATTCTTTAAAATAATCAAATTAAAAACCTCGATTCCGAAGAACCGAGGCTACCACTTGTCGCTACAAGTAAGCTTCTATAACGTAAAAATTACTTCCTTATTAATCCACTCACCAGCCATCCCACAATTAACAAACTAATAATACAGTAATATACCTCATCTTTATGCAAGTCCCACCACGACAGTTCTATTACTTTTTCCTTCTGGTTTAATACAGCATCGACCTTATTACTCAGCGTATCCAGCCTATTAGAAAGCTGCTGTAAAGTAACAGATAATGTTTCATTAACTTCTGTTCTTTCCTGCTCCTGTTTAGATGCAGTAGTAGTACTTTCCTTAACTGGATATTGTTTACCGGTTGAATCCGGAGCAGACAAATAAACAGTCTTGTTTTCCAACTTTAGATTACTTAGCCGGTCATTCGTTATCTTCGTTTGCCTACTAACATCCGCTCGCAGTGACTCAATAACACTTTGAATTTGATTAAAATCACCGGAGTAATCAATATGCTTTTGAATCTCCATATTCCGAGAAGCCTGGCAAGAAGAACACACAAAACAACAGACAATTACTGCTAACAGACTAATTATAGCCGTTAAACACATCTTTGCTAAATCTTTCATGGTTTCACGACTACATTACGTAAAAAGTTACTGAACTCACTCCTTACATCAAAACACGGGCAAGCCTTGATATATTCTGCCGGTTCAACCTCGCCATTTCCATTCAGGTCAGGAAATGTATCCCGATGACCTAACAATTCAATGATAGGATACTCCTTACAAAATTTTGCTACGAGATCACGAAGGGAGTTCTTCTGCGCTTCTGTCCGAGTATCTGCCGGACGTCCGTTTGTATCCAGTCCGCCAATGTAGCAGATACCAATACTGTGTTTGTTGTATGACACCCCGGAGAATCCTTTCGTATTACAATGTGCTCCGTCAATAGAAAGTGGGCGTCCGTTCTCTACAGTACCATCAAGATCAATTACGAAGTTATAACCGATCTGGGAAAAGCCTCTCTGTCTGTGCATACGATCAATGTCTTTTGCACGTAGATCCTGCCCGGCACGTGTGGCCGAACAATGGATGATAATAGAATCAATTGTTTTCATGCTGTCCCTCCTTTATGTTCTAATAACCATTTTGCGGCTCACGATCACCGCACCTTTTCTTCTCGCATCGTTTTAAAGCAAGCTCTAATTTCAAGTTAGAAATGTCCTCCTTTGCTGCAAAGAGTTCATCTTGTACGATTCTCAACCTATTTGTTTGCTCGACAAATCGCTCTTCTTTATCCGACAGTTGTTTTTGCAAAAACTCATTATACTCTCTTAAAGTCTTGAATTCAGCACTATCCGCGTTGGCATCCTCTATCCGGGCGTTCGTTTTGCGATTCATGTAAAAATTTACACCCCATTTGATCGCCTCCAATCCCCCCAAAGCACCGATGATTGCCAGCCAGTCATTTAATCCCATCTTTTATTGTTTATAAATTTATTAATACTATCTTTGTCGGAGCGATGAGGGTGTCTGATAAGGATTCCCTCATAATTTTGTTAATGATCCGCCCTGCTTGTGAAAGTAGGGCGTTTTTTCAGCTCTCATAGTTATCTCTACTCATTATTATATGTTTTTTTTAGAGAGCCATTTTTATAAAAACTTATCCCATATGGGTTAATGGAAACCTTCCTTTTTACTGTTCCTGATACTCCATATTCATTATATGTTCCTTCCATTGATATTTCTTCGTCACTGATTACTATGGTGGAATCCCACGGGAGGGATTCTCCCACCTGCATCGCAGTCCTATGAGATTTAATCGTAATATAAGAGCCGAAGGCCGAAGTAGAACCGGATGCCCAAGTAGGAAACCTGATCTCCAAAGCTTTATTACCCAGAGAATCAACCATTAACAGAGACGAGGTATCTGGACTTATGATTACTCGTTTGCCATCCTTAGACGTTTCCACTTTACCGATAAACTCACCGTCAACAGCCTTTATCTTTCCATCCTTATCTACTATAAAATTACCATTGATATTAAGTCCGGTAGCCTCAATGATTTGAGCTAAAAGAGTTCCGGTTATCTCAACCCTATCCCCTTTAATCTTGATACCTTCTTTACTGGCATTAATGGCAGCTAAAATCTTATTCGGATTACCTTCCGCATCAACTCCCATTACCTCCACTTTCCACTCATGGGCTGACTGTGTGACCTGCGTACTTACCTTTTCTTCAATCGCTGCATCAGCACCAGAGACAGCAGCATCAACAGCCTTCTTGGTTGTCTCTGAAACTGTACTCTGAAAACCTTCTGCTGTTTGATTGATTGAAGTCTCCTTTTCTGAGATATTCTGTAAGATACCGGTAGCCGCATCAACCTGTGTTTCGATCTCTCCAACCTTGCTTTCAATTCCCTGTGCAGTAATATTGATAGAGGCTTCTCTTTCTTTAACGGTATTCAATATTCCTGTTGCTGCATTTGCCGCTTCATCTGCAAAGCCGGCATTATTAGAAGCAGATGTAGCATATTTCTCAGCCTGCTTCACAGATGCAGCGATCTGCCCTTCTTTGACCTCGAATCTTGTTTCTATATCAGTTATGGTAGTATTAACTCCTTCTAACTCTGTTTCCACTGTCTTATTACTTGATTGCAGGACGAACGTACCTCGCAATATCACACCGTCAGCGATTAACCCAAACCACCTTTTTACAGTACCGACAGCAGATACAGCCCAAGCCGGGATCAATCCGATATCAGCCTTCCCGAGTACACATTTCACATGTGCAGGATCGTCATAAGCTTCCCAACTATTGATACCGTCATAAAAGAACTGGCAATTGGTACGTGAAGAGATTCGGATAAATGATTGTCTGTCCGTATCATGTACGTTACCCACCCTCACAATAATCATATGCTGATAAGGAAGAGAATCTCCAACCGGTTCAAGAATTATCGATTGGTTTTCGCTATTCGGATCGTCAAGGGCTAAAAACTTCTGAATCGCATAGATTACACCTGAATTGGCAGGGTTATGATAGTAACCAACCAGCAAATCATCATTGGCCAAAGGGTTTATATCTCCTTCGCGTAAATCCGGATAAACGGCATAAGTACCATTCCCATTATCAATGAATGAGGCTATCTTGATACTGCTGCTGAGAATTTCTTCATCTTCTGTCACCTTGATACGGTTATAGACAAACTCATTCGTGATAAACTTATCACGGGCGTACACAGACTTAAATTCTGCCTCGCCGTTGTTCCTGATAATCCACCCGGATATCCCAGAGACGAAATCACCCACATATTCCGGGATCAGCTTTCCCGCATTATTCAATACCTGTTTTCCGGTGGCCTTTACAGAAGAGAGGAAACCGGCTATGCCTGTTGATGATAATATTGCCATATCTTATGATTTACGTTCTATTTTTACAGCGTTAAAGCCAATCCTTTTACTAACATCAGCCCACATCATGATTGCTAATTTACCATCAGAAACAACAATGTCATCAAACTCCATCCAGGTGGTATTATTCATCAGTGAGAGTTGTGGAAGTTCCACCTCAACTTTATTGATCTTGATATGGCCTGTAGAAGTGTGGTCATTCTGTGTAGTCGATGACAATATGCTGACCTTATATGTACCATTAGGAACATTCCAACCCAATATAGGATAGATAACATCGTTATACTTATTTGAATACTGATATGTTAAAGCCGTGGAAAATAAAGAAGAAAGATCGGGATTGAATGATGTAACAGAAAGCCATTTGTCTAACGGAGCGCCGTAATATGATGTTTTTTCACTGTCATACATCCTACTCCAACCGGGAAGGGCATTTCCGGTCAGGGCGTTATAAATAGGCTTACCACCATCAGGATAACCAGCTCCATTATTAGGATTAGCAATAGTAATATAGGCATTCGCTGTTTCATCGAACATATGATCGACTTTATATTCCCCCCATACATATTCGGCCACTATCGCCACATCATTTGAAGGTTCCAATGCAGCAATGGTAACGGAGCGGGATGCACTTATGCTACTATTATGTACAGAGGTAACCGATATATTCACAGTACCATTACCTATGATACGTAATAATCCGGAACTATCAACTGTAGCAATACCCTCGTTATTACTGCCCCATGTCACGCCTGTCTGAGTAGTGTTGGCAGGAGTATAAGAGACTGATAGTTGACAGGAGTCCCCTACCTTTAAGTTATTGGTAAGTCCCGTTATACTAAGCCCGGTCAATGCGATTTCGGTTGATTGTTCCTCATAAGTAATCGTACTGCTACGTACAATACTTTCAGATTCTGCATTTTTCAGTTGCAGGTAGATCGTTTTCTCCCCATAACCGGAAGACAATGTGTATTGTATGTGCCCACCGGAGTATGCAACCCATGAAGCTGTATTCAGATCACTTGTTTCTCCGATCCTGTAATGGGTGGGAACACCCGTATAAGACGGGGTAATGCCCACGTCCCGTGATGCAGTCGTACTACTGCCACCATTTATCACAATAGAGTTCAAAGTTACTGAATCCGGATTGACATTGAGACGGTCAAGATATGGTTGTCTGAGTGCCTCTTTTAGCTGTGCAACAACATACAGGGCATCGTTCTTCCAGACAGCCTGTCTGGTAGATTCATATTTAGCCGTGAATTCTTCGGCCAATTCTACCAGCTTCGCACTCGCATTCACATTCAGCATTAACTTTCCATCCTTAACAGCATAAGAAATGCCTTTTACCTTGTCATCAGTAACAATGCTACCTACCTGTGTCACACCGTCCAATAGTAATGTAAAATCCGGATAATAGAAGTATTGGCCTTTAGGCAAATAAATACTTAAATGTAAAGTACCGCCATTAATTGTCTTTTTTATGATAGTATTCTTCCTTATATAATCATACTCATAGTATTCGTCAATCGTCGTGAACCAGATATCATCGCTGCCATCTTTGCCGTAATTGTCATTGAACCAAACAAGTAGATTCACCCAGTCTAAAGTCGCGGTATGGCAGCAGAAGTGAAACCATTTACGCTGATCCTTCGCCTTAGCATATTCCGTTATGAATTGAGACTTTACAGCGTCCTGCTCCGTATTACTTCCTGAGGCGACAGGAAAGAAACGTAATCCCACAGCATTATAAAGATTCGGCAGTGAAGAAGGGATAATATTCTCTGCCGGAGAACTCTCAGCGACACTCATAAGGATATGCGGACTTTGAGAGGCGGCAGTTACAAAGACATTGTTACCGTCTGGCCTTGCCAGGACCTTTATTCCGCGCCCGACACGTTCAATAGACCGTGTACAATCGGCTTCTAAACCGGCTATTACATTATTCACTACCGAATCACTACCAAAAATTTCAGTACCGATATTATGGTAATAAATACTACAACCGTACTTCAACATCATCTTAACGTCGATCCACTGAAGGTACGGACTCATAAAACGGTAGGTATTATTAGCTGTAGGATCAACCGGGCTCTCAGTATCCATCATCACACGCCCACCATTTTGACAATACGGCCAAACGGCGACACCATGCGTGAAACGTCTTTCATTACCACAACCATCCGTATAGCCCAATGTCTTTTCTAAAGTAGTATCTACTATTGAATCAGGAATATCACCGGCGTCAAGTTGGTTGGCGTGATAAAAGGAATTGCTAACAGGACGACCGTTTATCCCGGCCCACACACGACAGAAAGAAGAGGTGTTTGCGTCATCAGTCGTGAGGCTGACAAGCATCTTTTTATCATACTTCAACACGGGGAAAGATATCGCAACAGAACCCGGGTCTATTGAGTCAGTAGAAGCAATGTCAAGTTCAATCTTCTCAGAGTAAGGCTTGATATAACGTACATTCAGGTATGCTGAAAGGACAAGATTAGTCGCTTCTTTACAACGAATGACTATTTTTGTCTGATAATCATCTGTTACATACACTTTAGTAATCTCATAAGCGGAAAGGAACATCTCGCTTTGTAACTTTTCGCCACTGCTCACAACGAAAGAATCAACCGCAAAATAAAGGTTACAACCCAACGGATCATTAGATATAGTATAGTCTTTCTTCGCCCCTGCGGTAGTGGGTAATTGTAATAGAGTGGAAAAGAGAGAATATACGGGATTCTCTATAACTCCCGAAGTACCGGACATATGGAATACGCCGACCTGGGTCTCCGTATCAGAAAAAGTCAGGCCTTGCGCAGCGGATGCAACTTTGTCATCAATCTCGATCTTAGAATAGGTCTCTCCCTTTGAATATGTTTCCGTTTTAGAGTATACCTGTGCCGGGAGGCCGGTTAGTTTTTGTTTTTCACCGTTTGTGTAATCATTACTTGACAAGCCTTTGCCTGTAATGGAATCCTCTTTCTTATTAATCTCTGATACGATGCTATTCAGCTCTTCTGCCGATAAGGTATCACCTGTTTTTTTTGTAGGTATGTTAAGTGGCATAATTATAATAGGGTTAATGGTAATACATAAGGGAAACCGGAACTACCAGGAGGGACGACTTCACCGAAACGATCAGCCGGAATAAAAATCCATTGCTGCCGGATTGTATGGAAGACAGGGATAAGCATATGCTCATAGTCCGTTAAACCGGATTGCACTGGAGCTATGGGAGCCCAACTTTCAGAACCTTTCGCCAATAAAGAACCGATTAAGGCTGTATCGGCTTGCGGATCAACGTTATCCAGACTACCTATAGTTCCACTTGGCGCAGTAACTTCAAGCAACGAAGTAGATAAATTTTCTACGTTTTCTTCCTCCTCGATCAAATCATGAGATATAGAATCTTTGTTGCTGTCTTCGATTAATGCATTAGAAAGTGAGGTTGTTTTCTTTGAGGAACGAACAATCAGACCGGAGTTTACTTCAACAAAACCGTCAGAGGTAAGACCTTCTAAAAAGGTTATAACTTTTTGGGCAGTGTCCGGCTTAGTTTTATTGAGATACGTTTTCTCGACAGTTTGTAATACCCTCTTTATTGACTTATCTATTTCCTCCAAGGCACGAAGAGAGGATAATGTATTTTCCTCGGAAAGCTCTGTTTCAGTATTATCCGTTGCGATAATACGGGAACGGATTTCAAGCAACGCGCGAAGAGAGGATAAGACATTTCTATCTGTTAAAATAGAAGTACTATCAATGCCGATAACATCAATTGTAGTACTCGGTGCAATAGTAGGAGGTTGAAGAAGTGAACCTACATTACCGCTACCCGATCTACGCAAGTACTTATTCCTGAATGAGTGAGGAACTTTTTTTTCTACAATATCTATCATACTTCGATCAGATTTACAATACAATTTTCATTTGCGTAATTAATACTCATATAATCAACTACCATAGTTTTTTTAAGCGAATTTTCTTTTATTCTTGATAATATCGAAAAGTCACGATTTAAGCTATTTTGATAGCGAAATTTCGGTGAACGATAGTGTCGAAAAAGTTTATCAATCAAAATGCGTTCCGGTAAAAACACCGCATCTTCAATAGAAGAATATATGCCTTCTATATAATCAAATTTATCTCCGATTTTGGTAGCGGCATTTGAATACGATGCAACGCCTTTTGAATATGAGTTTATTATTAAATTCACATCGTCGGCATCAGTTATATTATTATCATTAATTTCATTACTGTAAACTGTATCTGAATCATCTGATTTATTATTAAAAATATCGTAAGTAGATTTACTATTTGTATATTTTAATGAAATATCTCCAAAGTGAAACGCATTACATATCTGGCCTGCATCGTCCTGCGGAGGTATTCCTAATTCATTCGGAGCAAAAATATCAAGCGTTAATTCACCTGTAAGTACAAAATCAGGGAGTTTTATAGCTTGCGCATCCTCACTATCTATTAAGTTCATTTTGTATGATACGGTATTAGTCAGGTTCTTTTCTGTTTCAAAAACTGCATCTCCTTCACGATTAACGTGCACCATAAAAAAGCGATCATGCAAGAAACATTCGTAATAGTACTCCTTAGGAATCCAGACTATCTTACCACTATAATTGTAGTAAAAACTGGGTTCCAGAGTTTTTCCTGGAATTATATAAGTTCCTCTATTCGTTCCAGATGGTAAGGCGTTATATCGCGTCTCGTCTATATATTTTTGATAGCCCCAATCGTCATAATAATAATAAATTGTGCTGTCCTGTGCTAAAAATCCAAACTCATATACTCTTTCAAAATATCCCCGTTCTACTTTTTCATTATATACTCTATAATTAATCCACGTATTACCATCATAGTAATAATCGCCAATAGCCAGCCTACAAGGGATCATGGTATTACTAAACTTCCACCCATATTGAGTGTGGTAATTTATACCTGTATAACCCGAATCATTTTGCGATAAAATCGTATGAGCTAAAACGTGCTTACTCATTTTATAAGTAGCATCCAAAAGAAAGTAACCACCATTGAATAGCATAATCCCTTTATTTTTCAGCGATAACATTGAGTTCATACTATATTTATCCGGAAACTGTTTATCGATAAAAGTTAAATATGTATCCCAATCTATAGAAGAAGGCTCTCCATCTAAGTTTTTGTAACTATCGCACTTTTGGAACAAAACACCCTTGGTTATATCATTAATGTTATCAATTGTAACTTCATCTATATCGTATTGGCTTATTATAGTGGTATCAGATGTTCCTTTATACACAATATTCTGAGTTTTTTTTAATTCCCAATTGCTTTTACTTTTAAAAAAAGCAGTTAATAATGTGTATTGCTCTTCGCTGATTGTGGCTGAGGAAATATAGTATTTATTCTTATCTTCATTTTGGTTCAATAAATCTTCTTTATCCATTAAATCAGGGGATAGAGAACCAATTTTGTTCATATTGGCGACAACAGAAACCTTATTATATACATCTCCGAGAGAAATATTCCCACCACTTTCTGCAACTCCTATTTCTAAAACATTTTTTACCGAATTTTCGAGCGTTTCAATAACATAAGAGTTATCGGTCCTATCATATACAAAGAAGTCACAACTCCCCCTATTAATATAGTCATAATCAATCAGGTAATAAGCGCCACGCCATTGAATAGCAGTCATGCCATAATATTGCACCAACGATTCTAACACTTCCCTACACGTTATAGGCTCATTGCCTTCGTCAAAAAAGTTGCGTTCGTGAATGTATGACTCGCTAAACAAGCATGCTGTAGAGTCTTTTGTGAGTCTATTTGTTTTCTGAATAAAGACTTTATTCAATAATCTATTCGGATCAGCCTTATCCAATAGGAAGAACAAGATATCACTAAAAGAGTGGAATGTACCGCTTTTATCTATATAGAAATACTTTATATTCTCCAAACTGGACAAAGTATCTATCGCCTGTAATTCGATGTTGTCAAAATCAGTAACATAGTCACTGGAATATAAATTAGGTGTAAGATATCCTAACCATTCTAATAAATTCTCTGTAAGGTTATATAGCCGCACTTCAACGCCTTGATTTTCACCTGTATATAAATCGGTCAATACGCGATCGGAAAAAACGGATATAGTTGCATTAGATAGCTTCAATGCCTGATATAGCGATTCAGACTCATACTCAACACTGATCGGATCAGAAGATAATTTCACTTCTTCGGAATAAGTGGCCAAAGGTGAATGTATTTCAAGCCTGTAATTATTTTCTTTCAAGCTCTTAAATTCTGAATAATATCGTAATTTCATCTTACCTTACTTTTTTTACTATTTTGGTTTTTGATGGCTAATTCAAGATCACAACCTCGCACACGAAAATTGCCAGTTACCTTAATTTCACGTTCCTGTTCATCTTGCATAATTACATTGGTCAAGCTGTTGTACTGAGGATGGGAGATACCCTTACCCGTGTCCAATCCTCCGTAAATGTTACCACTTAATAACTTAAATAAATTGCTCTGCTGTCCACTATTTAAAATCATCTCGCCGGAATTAAGAAGGGCCGGAACCTTATCCCCCGTAAACGATACGCCCGGAACGATACCACCGGTTGCAAACTTCGGCATACTTGCTAACACGGCTATAATAGAGGCGACTCCGGCAAGTCCTATCGCTATTCCCGCAAATGGAATACTCGCGTGCGCCTCCATCGTCTGAGCACCTGCACTAAGCATTGAGGCCGTGGCCTCTTCTTTCGATGCCTCCGTATTCGCTTTCTTTACTGGGATCATTCCAGTAATAGCCGGAATAGCCTGAGCGATTGTAGTAAGAAGTGTCGAACCCCATTGTAAGACTGAGGCCGTATTACCATCGAACGCGCCGGATAAGTTGCCCATTATCGAGCCCATTGCAGAAAGAGACTCGTTGTATTTTTCGTTTAAATCAATGTCTTTTTTCTTGATGGGAGTATTAATCTTTTCTAACTTTTTAGGTAGTTGTAATTTCTTTGTATCAACATAATTGAAGCCTGCCTGTTTTAATGGTACTTTTTCTTCGTTAAATTTTGCCGTTAAATTAATATGAAGCTGTTTAGACTCTAATTCGGTAATTAAATTATAAATTTCTTTTCTCGCTTCGTCGGTAGACGCAATAGCATACTTCTTTTTAAGTTCGGAGATTTGCAGAGAAAGAGCTTCTAAGCTACCGTCTTTTTCTGTGATTAATAATTCTACTTTCTGTTTCTCGAGTTCGTTTATTGTACTTTGTATGGCTTCGCGAGCTTGTGCATCAGTGGCTTTTATCAACTCTTTATTTTTCTTTACGATTTCGGAATCGAACCAGGCAAGAGAGTTTTTATTAGGCTCGTCTTTTGGTGTTTTTCTACCCGTTCCAGATTGAGATGCACGATTCGCGGCCTTAGTCATGCTTTGTAAATTACGATCTGCGTTTTCGGCCGCAGAGGCTACGCCTACTAACTCTTGTAGCCATTCATCATTCTTTTTTACTAAGATTGCGTTGTATTTTATGGCATCCTGATATTTTGCAATTACCGGGGCCATGGCTTTTGATAATGCATTTTTATCCGTCACTGATGTTACGAACATATTCTCACCTACCCCGGCGGCCTCCATCCTTGTAAACTTGTCTTTTAACTTATCATACTCTCTTTCAAACTCTTTATACTGATTAGATAATTCTTCTTTTTGACTGTCCCCCATTGCGGAAACGTCGAGTCGCAATACTTTGTCTATATCTATCATGGAGACATCTACTCCGTCAATGCCTATTGCCGCCTTTACCATCGCTTGCACGGCATTATTACTTCTACGCCTATACTGCCCTACTATCTCCTCTTGATCTTTAAGGGTTTTATCCAGTAATTCCCTAGCCGCTTGTTTTTGTTCTTCTGTCGAATCTTTATCCTTTAAAATAGTAATTTGTTCCTGTACTGTCGCCTGATTTTTTGAGTCAAAATAAGAAAAGGACATTCGAGTATTACCCAACTGGTCCATTGCATCATAAGCATCACGGGCTAAACGTATTGTTTCGGCCAAACCGCTCATAAAAGGAGTCCAGTCTCCACTCCCTATAGAATAAAAGAACTGATCTACGCCTCCTTTTAATCCGTCCATCGTACGGGCGTATTCATCACCTAACGTTTGACTGCTACTCATTACTTTCCCGAAAGCCTCAGTGGCACCAACCGCCAAACCAATAGCCCCGGCAAACTTCATCACCCCAGCCCCGGCAGTTTTCGCCATATTCGCAATACCACCCTGAAAACCGTTTACGCTTCCCTTTGCTTTATTTAAGTTCGCGTCAAAGTCATTTGTTTTTAATAGTAATCGTGTTATTATATCCATGTTATTCAGTCATTTGCGATTCAATTATTTTTGCTTTTTCTCGTAATCTTTTCATATCTGCGTCAGAAACGGAAGTATCTTTCTTATCTTTTTGTTCGTCCCACGGAAAGCGAATTATATCAGACGGAGTAAGCGTTTTTGTACTGTTTGCCTGAGCTATTATATAACCGAGTAGCCTCGTTTGCTCCCAGCTTTCCCGATTGCGCATATTTAAACCTTCCAAAAAACAACGTACCTCGGCAAAGGTCATTTTGTCGAGGAAGTAATCAGGAGAAATACCGCCCTCACCGACTACACGTGAATATAACTCCTGTATACCTACTTCTTTCTCACTGTCTTTTTTTTTACGCTCGATGTATCCTGAGATTGCTTTTTCACCTCTGCTAAAAAAAACTCTTTAAACTGAGCGAAAAGAGTTGAATCTTCGTCGCACAAATTGATAAACTCGTCAAATATGAGATCGAAAGTCTCATTATTAGCAAGAATCATTGAATAGAACAATAAATATTCGTCAAGTACTTTACCGAAGCAAAAAGGATATCCGGTCAAATTTTCAAAAATAAAAAATGCCCGAATCGTATATTTTAGATTATATGAACTTCCTTTGATTATTATAGTTTTCATTACATCATTATTGAATGAGAGGGCAAAGTTATAGCCCCTGCCCTCGCGATTATTACTAACCTGCTGATTTGTCCTTTGATAATGGGCCTGTACCCTCAAAGCTTGCTGAAAAAGTTACTTTATCACCGTCTGGCGCATTCAATTCCAGCGAAGTTATCAGTGCCTCACCTGAATATGCACCAGAGGCAGGAGGAGTCCAACCTGCTTCTGGTAATTCTTCGGAATCTTTATTCGTTGGAATGCCGAATTTTACAGCAATAGGTTTGCGCGCAATCATTAACGCGAATAATGTATCGTAGCTGTTTGCATTTGCATCTGCGCTAAAAAGGTTCTCACTCGATCCATTCCAAGACAATTTTTTAATATCCTTCTCTGTCCATATACCCGAATCCTTACTTTGTGTATCAATAGTTTCACTTGACAGAGATAATTTACAGGACGTTGAAAGCGCGATCGCCTTTCCGTCAGTAAACATCATAAAATCTTTTCCTAATACTGCTTTTGGTTTTGACATGTTTTACTATTTTAAATGTTAATTACTCAGTGTCTGTTTCAAACGAGAAAACTAAACGTTGAATGAATGTGTCCTCTATAAAATCTTCGTCAGCAGATAACAACTTTGAGTCTATGACATTGAAAGTATCATATTTGCCGCGGTTGCCATCTAAAGCCACTCTAACCGCCTCTGCAACCTTTATAGAATCGAAGTAATTATCAGTAGCAACAATCACTTCTACAGTAACCTTATCCCCTGTATCGTATCTATCTTTTGTATGGTTAGGTATTAATTCACTTCGTTTGTATACGATAAAAGGAAAAGTCGTTTCGCTTTTAGTTGATATAGTATAAATCTTATCACCAACAAGTGAGGCAAGCTCAATAGAATTGGATAACTTACTATAAATATGTTTACTAATTGATATACTCATTTATTTTTGTCTATTACTTTTCGTATTGAGGCGATTAGATTTTGTTCAAGCGAGCTCTCCGCCTCCGTCTTCTTACTATTAACTGCATTTGCAAAGAAATTGGTAGCGTTAATAACACCTCGATTAGCACCAGCCTTTATTGATTTTTTCCCAAGTACTTTCCTTTCTTTTGTACCTGAATCGAAAAATTTCAAAGTAAACTGTTTAGATTCCTTTCTTCTTTTATCTAACAAATCTACACGTGCCCCAGATGCATTACGATACACAGCGAGATTAATTTCTTTTTTCATCTTTGCACCATTAGGCACAGATGCAACCCAATTTTTTTGAGCTTCTTTACGAATAATGCTTGCTGATTTTCTAAGGCCTGCTTTAATTGCCTTTTTAGAGTCCTTATCGTTCAACTGAGACAATAAAGCATTCACTTTTTTAACATCAACCCCGACACGGTATGATGCCTGCACAACGTTACTCATTGACTACCTCCGCTTCAATAACTGTCGACTGCTGTTTTCTGTCACGATTGATAGAGAGAATATTGTATTTTCTATTTTCGTATTCGATACGCATTTTTTCGTTAATATCCTTACAATACCGAATCGTTATAGTGATAGAAAAGCTGTTCAAAATCTCACTGTTAACCTCGCGACGTACACCGGATTTAAATCGGACGCATGCGCGTTTTTTTAGAACCTCTATCCATTTTTCAGACGTCCCACCTAAAGTGTCGCGAACTGTTTCCGATCGGAGGAAACTTATTATTTCTGTTAGTAACCCTGCCTGCATTATGTGTATCGTTTTAAAGGTTGAAGTAAAAGCATTACATGCCCGGGAATGATATTAGGAGTTGCAAACGTTACCTCTTCACGATTTGCATAATAATTTGCAACGAGAATGCGAACTGCATGCCATATTCGCGCATCTATCTTATTATCCTTTACAAATGTATCAAGAGGGGCATTTAGATATGATTCAATCACAAGCTGAACGGGTTCAATCAAACCGGAGATATATGTATCGTCCGTATCAAAATCAACATTTAAATGCTGTTTGAGTTCTTCGAGTGTTACGTATTGCGCCATTGTTACAAGATTAGAAGAGGGCTAAGGCCGAAGCCACAGCCCTCTTAAATTAATATTCAAATTTGGTTATTATGCTTTTGCAGGCGCTGCCTTTTTCTTAGCAATTGCGAAAGCTTCTGGCCGAGCTACAACAATGTCATACTTCGAGTTTAATGTAAATTTGGTTTCATTTGTATCTGCAAGTGATTTATCATCAATCGTCAATCGCATTTTACCCCATTGCCCGATACCTGCATTAGAAAAGACTCCAAAGCCAAGCTCGCCAGCCTTCATATAGTTTGTCATCAGTACCGGGTAACCGTTCATCATACCATCTTTAAGTACCATTTCAGGTGATCCGGCTTCAATGCGAGTAGTTTTCAGCTTCCCATAAACTTTAGGACTACACACATAGGCGGCTGTCCCGTCTGAAACATCTATACCCGCATCCATTACATCTGTTTCTAATGAAACCACGTTTTCAAACGTTAATGCGCTCTCGTACTCAACATTAGGTGTTTCTTTTACAAAAACACCATTAGAAGCACGGCCTACTTTTTCGCTTGAAAACATTACTTTGTTGAGTAAACGAGAGACCGATAACGACAATTGCTCAACAGAAATTTCAAACAATGCATCATTAGTCTGATCGATTGCGTCATTTGAAACAGGAATAGAAATACCAACACGCCACGGACTGGCCTTCAAGTTGCCGATATCAAGTTTCGTAGGATTAAGCTTTGCGTTTTCGCCCTCAATGGTTGCTTCAACTGCCGCCAAAGTTGGGAAAATGAGTTCACCTACTAAACCGTACTGCATTTTAATACCCAACTTACTAACAATAAGCCCTTTCTCTAACGGCTTAATAACATCTCCAATGGTTGTAGGAACCATTGAAGCCGCCGCCGCAGTATCAGTAATAACCGGAGCACTTTCCGCTCTTGATGCAAATGTAATACCTTTAGCATCCGCAAAACCGCCATAATCCGCTAAAGAACGGCTATTACAGATATCAAACAAAGCTTTCGCAAACACAGTCTTTTTATCTACTGTTAAACCTGCTCTCTTATCAGTCTCCAAGCTTCGCAATGCTTCGTCAATGGCAAGCTGATTCTTTCGGGACAACAGATCGTTAAATTGTTCTTGTTCGGGCTCTGTAAGGCTTCTTTCTTCACCTTTTGCCACTGATAATAAATTTCTCATTTGCTCTTTGATAAGAGAGATTTCTTCTAACTTTGTCATGTCAAATTAAATTTTTAAGTGTTGCTAATTGAGTTAAATAATCGTTATCTTTATTTCGTATCATAGCTTCGATATCGTCCATACTTCTCACTGTGACATCTGTTCCATAAAATGCGGGATCAGATACCGGAGATACATCTGCTATACGATCTATTTTATGTACTATACGCAATAACATTCCATTTTTCTTTGAGTAAGTAACCTTACCCTTGTCTCTGTCATCAGTAAAATATCTAAATGACGAACCGAAAATATCACCACGCTTTATCATTTCTACAGCGAAGTCGCCATCAACTGTATGTGGAGAATCAAACATATATTTCAGTCCGTAATCGTCAAGTGAAAGAGAAAGAGAGCCAGAACCGTATCGCCAACGGGCTAATAGTCTGTTCGCATCGTGTTCTAGTACAGCCTTTATATCGCAATTCATTAACAATTCTTCCGTAACCGCACCTCTTTCTATAACTTCAATAAAAGTGAGCTTTCTTTGAGGTTCATAGATAACTTTACTTTCCTGATTAAATACAATTCCATACCCCTCAATTATTCTTTCTTCGGTAATCTTTGGCGCTCCTAGTTCTGTAAAACTTCGTATTTCCATTGTTTTATATCACTGTTTAACTTTATGTTTTTTCTTCTGTATTTGGTTGCTCGCCTTTTCCATTAGGATTATCGCCACGAATTTTAACAGAATCGATAGGAGCTACATTACAACTCATAAACACCGTATCTCCACCCGGAATAGGTTCTTTATCTTCACGAGCTACGCGCCACTCGTTGACCGTTGAAACGCCGTATTGTATCTCTTTCTCCATGCAAGCGGTTTGAGTGGCTATATCGGTTTTATAGAGAGCCTTCCGATCAAATTCGATTTTATAAATACCAGAAACGGGGCGAGGAATCAGCTTTGCATTAAACTCTGCCTCTATACGGCATAAAATCGGATCAAGTGTATCAGCTAAAAAGGCAACCTGACTCATTTCAGAAGCTTTATAGTTTTGTGTTTGCCCGGAGAATACTTTGTCAGGATGTACTCCGTAAAAACGACAGAGGTCGAATACGGAAAATTTCTTTTGCTCCATTAATTGAGCATCCACCGGACTAATAGAAAGCTGTTGAAATCGCATATCTCCACTAACAGAAGCTATATTTTGCCCCTTCTTAAATTGCGCATCAAGCCTATTGCCTACTGTTTCTGTCTGTTCGTCTGTGAGACTAGAAAGCCCTCTGGCCTCACCTTTCACACCAGAAATTACTCCTTTAACAGGCGCGCCATTCTGAAAAGTTTCTAAGCTCTGTTTATCTGCACTTGCCGCTACTGAAAATCCGGTTACCGCATAAGATATTACGCTCACTCCTGTATACCCACCGTCGAGACTTTTATTTTTAATATGTATGACATCATTAGACTCGTAAGTTCCGTATATAAAGTTTATTGGGTCACAAATCGTATAAACGTTCCTTATCTTATCGTAAAAAACGGAGCCGTTAGAACAAAGAATAAGCTCTGAAACATCACCGAAAACTCTACGAATAAAAATATAAGCATTACCTTGATTTAACATCTGAATGATCGCGTTACACATAGTATCGTAACTATTCATCCTTTTGCTTGATTTCTTTGTTAGCAGATAATGAAGTTCATTCTCTGTATCTACCGCATAATTTCCTGCAGGTCGTTTTCTCTTTATATGAAACGGAAGTGAAGCAATAGTACCCGACAGAATATCGGTACACCTAAATGCTGTTGATAAACGCATAGCTTGCTCAGGTGTTTTCACTGAAACAGGCTGTTCACGCGTTGAGCCACCCACTACTTCAAGAGTTTTTTCAGGAGGTTTATTATCTGCCTCTGCATCACTAGACAAAGAACGTTTACTATCTTTGCCTACACTAAAACCAATATTAAAACTTAAATTCATGTCGTGTTATGTATGGTTATTAAATAAATAATATGTCATTAAGTTAGTTATCGTAGAATCAATCTTACTATTGTGAGTCCTTTTGATAGGCTTTTTATTCATGTTTCTATCTTCATCCAAAACTGCATTAGAAAAACAGTAGGGCGTTATGGGATTGGGATCGAATGTTTGTTTGTTACGATACAATGCCAGTTCAAACGATTCAACAGGGCTTGTGAATGTTCCATACGTCTGCTTTACAGGCTTAATATAGTCACTTGCACCACTCGCGGACGCAGACAATAAGTTAACAAACTCAGCCGATTTGTACGGATCAT